CTTGCCGCCGCCGAAGTCACTAGTTTTTTTAAGTTTATTGGTGTTAATCTCCCTTCCATCAGCAGTGGTAACTTTTATCAATCCAGGCAACTGTTCGCCCTTATCTACGATGGCTTGCAGGGCATTAATAAGGTCTTCATTTTTTTCTCTTGGTATAAACACTCTTGTTCCATCTACCATTTCCCAGCCGATTGGCTCGCCTTCCTCGTTTTTGGGTGGTTTCTTTAGCGTGTCAAGAAATTTTTTGAGACGCCAGTCATAAGTGTTTAATTCCTTCCAATTGAGCGTTGACTCTTCGAGCATGTCCTCCTCCAAGACGCCAAAACCAGCAGGTGCTGACTTTGAGCGTTCTTTTGGTGGGTCTTCATCAAACGGTTCACCGCCTGCTTTCTTGGTGCCCTTGGTGGACAACCTCATTGAAGAGTGTTTTTTAATAATATCTGAGTCTTGATAGCCCTCTTCCAAAAGAACCTGTTCGACAAGTTCATAAATGGTTCGAGCGTCAATCTTGCTCTTTTTCTCGTAATGCTCTTCAATGAGCTTTTCCCAGTTAGCCATTTTTATAGTCCTTAGATAATGATGTCTGCAATACCAAAGTCAACTGCTTGCTGTGCGTCAAGATAGATGTTGACCTTTTTATCGAGAAGCTTCTTGACCATTCTTCTCGTCATATCTGTTTCACGAACAAGAGTGTCGATATAACGCTCTTGAATCCACTTGATTTCCTCAACCTCGTTCTCGATATTGTGAATAGAGCCGTGAGTTCCACCAATAACAGAGTGAATCATAACACGAGTGTTGCGACCAATCTGACGGCAGCCCTTTGTACCTGAAGCGAGAATAAGAACACCTGCGGACATTACCTTGCCGATGCCTGTTGTAATAATAGGACAGTCTTGCCCTACAACACGCATCATATCACAAATACCAAACATATCGAGTGCTGAACCACCGAAAGTTGAAACAATCATCTCGATTGGAAGTGACTTTTCGATAATTTCAGAGTTGACGTCGTTAGGGTCAGCAAGATACTTTTTCTTGCCTGACTCACGAAGAGTAACAAGTCCTGAAATAACTTCAAGAGCCATTCTCTCTGATACATCACCAATAACTGGAACAACACGAATCTTCTTTTCTGGTGCTCCACCACCCATCATTGGTGGAAGGACAATAATGGATTTACCATCACCGCCTGTGAGTTGGTCCAAAAGTTCTTCGTCTGAAAGTTCTTCTTCAGAAAATTCTTCTTGGACTTCTTCTTGAATTTGCTCTTCTTGAGGCTTTTCTTCTACTTTCTTTTTCTTTTTTGGCATGGTATTTGTTTCCTTATATTGTATCGAACCTTACTTCATCTTCTGAACATAAACAGTTCCTTCTTCCCAGAAAATGTTTATGTCGCCTCTCAGATAAGACGAAATAGCATTTAAGTAATTCTTTACTTGCGACTCATCAAACTCACCTTCTTTGGCTCGTTCGACGACCCACTTTACAACAGAATAAACAACGAAAGCTTTTTCAGCATGAAAAACATTCCCATCGTAATAAAAATGCTTGCCCTCTTTTATGAGGCTCATGATAAATTTCTTCGCTTCCATTATATATCATTTCTGTCCTATAAAGTCAAGTAAAAATTACTCTTCTTTAGTAAGTAGAATCTCACGAATGATTTCTTTCACTTGAGCGTGAAGTTTTGCTTCTTCGGCGGTAAGTTTTGGTCCATCGGTGTAGCGGTCGCCCTTTTTCAAAGTTGCAATTTTCTCAATTCGGTCTTTCTTATCATCGGCTGAAAGGTCGTCTCTATCTCGAATAGACTGAATAGCCAGCTTTTTCCAAACTGCAAAAGGAACCTTGCTTCGCTTTGTGTCAAGCTCTGCTGCTGTTGGGTCACGAAGTTTTCCACCTTGACTTCTTGCCTGACCTTGCTTATAACCAGCGACCTTTTTGGAGCGAATTGCTTTTTGGAACATCTGTCTTGCTCCACCTAGTTCAGCGACCTTTGCGGCTGCGGCAAAGATAGCAGGGTCTTGCATAAGTTCGGGGTCGTGAGCAGCAACGACGAAATCAGTAAGGTTATTGCCCAACTTATCTCCAGACTTGTCTAAAAGCGCCAACATTCCCTTGTAGAGAATTTTTCCGTTCTTGTTGAATGGCTCACGAGTTGAAGCGTCGAGAAAGTCTGTGAGGTCTTTGGTTGCCTTGGCAAGAACTTGCTTGGCGTATTCTGCTGTATAAGGTTTTCCATCCTTAGTTTTCATTTCGTCTGCCAACTCTTTTGGAACAAGAAGTGAATCATCACGCAAGTCATAAATGTTAGCATAGATGTCGCCACCAAGAATCTTGATATTGCGATATCCGTCAAAAAGTTGAAAGTATCCTCTGTCGTCCTGAACCTCGTCCTGATATTGTTTTGAGATAGTTGCGGTTGGAGCACCAACTGTTCTTGCTCTGTCCTTATCTCTCTGAATAGAAACTTCTGGTGGAACATTGATTTGAAAAACAGCAACATCATAGCCTGCTTCGTGAAGTTCCTCTGCTCTAACACCCATCTTCATTACATCTTCGCCAGTTGTGTCGAAAATAATAGGAGAAGCAGTGTTAAGCCAGTTTGCTGTTTTTTGTCGTGAGCCGTTTTGAAGCTTTTCACGAAATGCTTGCTGTTGTTTCCAAGTATCCAAGTCTGTTTTATCTGCGAACTTCAATCCAACGCCAAAGTTACCGAATTGTGCTTCAATGTCTTCATCTGGGTTGGAAGTAATAAACTGCTCTGGGATACCCAACTGGTCTGAGATAAAAGTTTTACCAGCACCAGCAGGTCCAAAGATAAAAATAGCCTTGAAAGGGTTCTCATTCTTGCGAAGAGCGATTTCCTCAAGTGGCTGTGGCTCTTCAAGAAGCATTGTTTTCTTTTGTTCCTCAACCGCCTCTTTGATAAGGTTTTTTAAATTTTTTAGGTCCAATTTCATTTATATTTTACTCCATTTATGATAAAAATAAAAAAGCAGGACATTTTCGTGCCCTGCTTCTTTTCTCTCACACCAAACCAAAAGGTTTATTTATTATTTTAGAGAACGAAGTCGAGCAACGACAGCCTTGGTGATTTCTTCGAGTTGCTCTTCAGTAGTCTCGTCAACTTCCTCAGTAGCTTCTTCCATCTTCTCTTCGTCGTCAGCCTTATAGCCTTCGTCTACCTCTTCTTCTTCTTCGTTCGTTGTGCAGTGCGCTTCTTCCAAAGCAGCGTCTTCGTCGATGACTGCCTGAACTGCCTGAGCGATTCTCTCAGCAAGTGAAGGAGTTGTTGTTTCCATCATCTCTTCTTCTGCTTCTTCTGCGTCCATTTCCATTTCTGGCTCTTCAGCAGGCATCTCAGCGTCCATCTCTGGAGCTTCTTCAGCAGGAGCTTCTTCTTCAGAATCAACACGCTCGGCAGGAACACCAGTCTCTGCTTCGATAGCAGCAAGAACTGCGTCTACAAGTGACTCGATTTTGTCCTGACCAACCTCTTCTTCAGCGGCAGGCTCTTCAGCGTCAAGCTCCATCTCTTCTTCTTCGACAACAACTTCTTCGTTAGTTGTCTCAGTTTCTTCAGTGGTGGTCTCTTCAGCAACTTCTTCAGTTGCCTCTTCCATCTTTTCCTCTTCTTCTTTGTGCTCGCCTTCTGCCTGGATATCAAGCTTCTCTGAAATGCGATTAAGAGCAGGAATACCAGCGATTGCTGCAAACCTTGTAATCTGTGCCTCTGTAAGCAAGTTCTTCTTCATTTTCTTTCTCCTTCATTTGGGAATTTTTTTATGATAATTTGGGGCATAAATAGCCAATCACTTTATAAATAGTTAGTTTTATGGAAACAGGTCGTCCTTTTTGAGTTTTTTGACTACCTTCTGTTGTGCTTTTTTAGCTATTTGGTCTATTCTAACGTGAGTTAGGTTCAACCTTAGCCCAATATCACGTAAGGTCATCGGTCTGCCGTCGTTATTGTCTATCGCAATAAGCGTACAGTTCAAGTCCTCCTCGTAATCCATCCAAAATCTACAATCTTTGTTTTCCTCTGGACAGGATATGTTTAGATTCTTGCAAATATCGCTACATTCTCTCATAAGTCTGGGTGTTCCCTTGCTATTAGGTCGAAGATATCTTCTAATTCTTCGTTATCTAAGTTAAACTTCTTTTCAATTTCTTCTTGTTTTTGTTGTGCTTTTTCTTCTATCTCTTGCACTCGTTTTGAGCGCTTTCTCGACTTTTTTGGCGACGTTTCATCAATCATTCTGATAATATCTTTGGATATCTGATTTTCGTCCAACATACAAGTCACTAGATAGCGAAAAAGCTTAGATTGTGTTAGTCCATACCTTTCGAGCACTATTTTTAGCTCTTGATGGCGTTCATCGGTATCAAAAAACACTATCTTCTTCTTATTTTCTCCATACTTACCCTCCACTATGAATATCTCCCAAAAATGTGTGCTTGGGACTCTTTCTGCGAAGAGGGAGACTGAATAATAAACTGTGCCTTTTCTCTTAGGTCGTGCAAAGTCGTCACGCCCGAGTAAGAACACCCTGAACGAATACCTTGTTCGAGTTCATAGACGATTTCTGACACTGGACCCCTGCAAGGGACCGATGTAGCCACACCTTCGAGTGAAGAAAACTTGCCTCTCCAATCTTTCTGTGCTTCTTTGGAAGCCATGCCTCTAAAATTTTTCCGCAAGTTTCCGTCTGCGTCGGTGAAGGTGCTGCCTGGCGTCTCGTCCGTCCCTGAAAGCAACGAGCCCAACATAACCAAGTCTGCACCTGCTGCGAGAGCCTTGACAGCATCGCCTGAGTTGCGAATACCTCCGTCAGCAATAATGAGGACTGAGCCAGCATATTGAGACTTGTTGCACTCAAGAATAGTTTGAAGCCCTGGTACTCCGTGTCCTGTTTGGATACGAGTTGTACAAATAGAACCTCCGCCAACATTGCAACGAACAGAGTCAGCACCCCAAGAAGCCAAAGCTTCGTAGCCTTCACGAGTTGCCACATTGCCAGCCATAATGTGAAGATAGTCAGGAGCCCAAGACTTGATGCTATCAATAGCATCCTTCATAAGCTTGTGATGACCGTGAGCGACATCAATACAGATAACTGAAGCTCCCTTAGAGACTAACTCTTGTGTTCTTTCCAGATAATCACCAGTTACACCTACCGCAGCACCTACAAGGAACCCTCCTTGCTTCAGTGCTCGTTGGACTAAACTAGACTGCTTCTCGATGGTATTATATCGGTGAATAATACCTAGCCCTCCCATACGAAACATCATTGCAGCCATATTAGCACCAGTGATGGTATCCATCGGACTAGAAACAATAGGGATAGACAAGTTGAAGCCTGGCTCAAAAGGAACAGACAAGTCAACTTGTGTTCTAGACTCAATAGAACTATACTGTGGAACCAACAGTACGTCGTCATAAGTTAGTGCTGGTTTATCACTTAGAAACTTAGCCATCTTCTTCTCCTTGTGGAGCAATATTAGGTGCGCCCCTTTTGATGTAATCGCCAACTTCTGGATAATCCGCAGGGTTTGGAATTGCCTTCTTCTGGTGTTCTTTAGGGTCTTGCTTTTCCGTCAAATGCTTATCCAACTCTGTCTGCTTCTTAATTACTTGTTCTTTCACTGCTGCCAAGCCATTATCCCAACACTCAGGACAAAACAAGCTGACCCTTTTCTCTTCTCGTCTCTCGACAATGGTCCAAGTGTTAGCCATTTCACGACTCTTCTTGTCAAAGTCTTTATAACACATTACACAGCAGTCAGGCATTCTGTCGAAAGACATTACTTTATCTTTCAACTCTTTCTCTGCTTTCTTCTTTTTGTTTCTCTGCAACTTTCTTTTAAGACTCATCGGTTGACCCTAAAGCGCCAGTGCCTCTGTTGGAAATAGTAATTGGATGCCAGTTGTAAAGGTCACCTGAACTCGTCTCCAGTGCTCGGAAATGAACGACTGGAACCATCACCGCTTGAGCTATTTTATCGTGCCTGGCAACAATTTGTTCTTCTGTTCCCACGTTATGCAGGTTTACGAAAATTTCTCCGTCATATCCAGAGTCAACAACACAAGCTCCAACAAGCAGACTTCGTTTAGAAGCTACGGATGAACGATTCTTAATCTCAAGCATATAACCGTGAGGGACACCAACACGAATACCAGTTTGGAACAACTTACTCTCACCTGGTTGAAGCCTAACTCCTGCCTCAATGCTGTCTGGGTTGAAGAACAAGTCCAGACCTGCGTCCGAAGGGTTCGCTCTCGTTGGTGGCTTCGCATCTGGACGAACTCGTGAATATTCAATAATCATAATATCTCCTTTATTTTGCTTTCTCTAATATAACACAGTGCTTTTCTGTTTTCAAGTATTTTATGATAATAATTTAAAATTATGTTTCAGCGACCTCGTTGAAAATCCCCACTGCTCGCTGTAGTCAAGTTTAGCCATATAAGGCTTGTTGAGTTCAACATGGTCGTACTCTCTAATGCCCCAACACTTTATAGTGTTGATAGTGGAAGTAGAATCGATGACACGAATCATCCAGTACTTTTTGTTGTTCTTGGTTTTTCTCTCAATGACCTCACGAGGAATAAACCAAGCAACAGGAATCTCTGGATAGAAATCGCCAAGAGGTGGAATATTACTTTCCTCTAACTGGTTCCTGACGCTCTCCGACATAACAAGGTGAATTGGGAACATGCCAGTCAAACTAGTTTGATGTTCTATCATCTCCTGCTTGGTGAAACTTCCCTCTGGTGCGTAAAGCTCCATATTTTCGTGAAACTTCTTCTTCGTCTTTGCTCTATTCACAGCAACCGAAGACCAGAAGTGTTTTGTCCCAGTGAAACGCTCGTCCATAAGAGGCATCAGCGCTTCCGAGCGAACAAGGACATCAAGTGCCTTCTTGTTTAGTTTAGAATAGACAACCCTGTCGTGGAATAGAAAGTCTTCGATAGTGTTGAATGGTCGAAAGTTCAGTATCTGGTCTATTGCTGCATCTCCCAACCCCTTGATAGAGGAGAACGGCTGAATAAGGGCACCATCATCTCCAATCTCCCAGTTTCGGGTTGATAGGTTGATGTCAAGAGGGCGAATCTCGAAGCCCATCTTCTTAGCAGTGTTGATGGCTCGCTCTTTTCTAGACTCTGGTTCTTTATCCAAGAATGCAGCCATCCACTCAACTGGGTAGTAGTGAAGCAGCCAGGCACACTGGTAAGACAGAATAGAATAAGAAACTGCGTGAGACTTGTTGAAACCGTAGCCCGAGAAGAACTCAAATGTTTCCCACATCTTTCTCGCATCTCTCTCGGACATTCCCTTTTCAACACAACCAGCGACGAACTTCTGGAATATTCCGTCCTTGACTTCATGACCTTTTCCAGTGCCCTTCTTGGTGAGTAGCTTTCGAAGCAAGTTGCCCTCATCGAGAGAAATGTCCTTACCCAGCTTGTGAGCGAGAAGTGCTATCTGCTCCTGAAAGATAAGGAAGCCATAAGTCTCCTCTGTAATCTCTTTATGGACCTTGCTTACATAAGGTATGTTGTCTGGATTCTCTTTTGCGAAGACATAGTTCCTATCCACTTTGGCGGACAACGGTCCTGGTCTAAAGATAGAAGTAATAGCTGAGATATCAACGATACTTCTTGGCTTCGCCATCTGGCAGAAATTCTGAGCGCCAGTCTCCGTGAACTGGAACACACCAGCCCACTTACCTTTATGAAAAATATTCTCATACACTTCTTGGTCGTCAAAGTTGATAACATCAGGGTGTAGTTTTTCCTGGTAATACTTCTTGATGTCTGCAAACGTCGGTTTTCTAACTCCGTGATGTCGAACCAAAATAGAGCGAATAGCATCCTCCATCATTCGAAGAGAAGCAAGCCCAAGAATATCAAACTTAATAAAACCCATCGGTTCCAAGTGTCTTACATTCTGTCCCTCGCTCCAAGGTGTCTGACGAACACCACCTGACGTAATAAGCGGCATCTGTTTGTGTAGGTCGTCTGCAATCACCACACCGCCAGCATGACGAGAAGAAGAGCGGACTTGACCGTAAAGAGCCTCGACATGAGTCTTTACGTGAGGATACTGCTGCAAGAACTTCTGCAAAGTATCTGAGAACTCCATTACCTCTTCAAATGTCGGAGTATAAACACCAGCGGAAATACCATGTTTTGCCTTAGCCTTTGGCGTAGCCTCGATAAGCATTCTACCAGTTACGTTATTCACCTCGTTGAATGGAATCTGATAGAACTTGGAAATGTCCTTGATAAGAGAACGCAACTGCAAGGTGTTCCAGTTTGTAATAGGAACAACAGTGTTCTCACCCCATTCCTCAACCAACTTTTCTTTGAGTTCCATTGGCGAACTTACGTCATAGTCAATGTCTGGATAGTCAGTTGCATCTGCTCGCAAGAAACGAGAAAAGAGAAGACCGTATTTAATTGGGTCAACCTGAGTGATTCCTAGAACATAAGCAACGAGTGAGCCTGCTGCTGAACCTCGACCTGGACCTGTAAGTTGTTCTTGTGTCGCTCTGTCCGCAATAGCTTTCATTGTTAGAAAGTACTTTGAGAACCCTCGGTCAGCAATGACGTTTAGCTCTAGTTTCAGCCTCTCAACATAATCTTTCTTCTTGGCTAGCTTGAAGTTTCTCAGACCCTCGATAGAAGCTGCGACAAGTGCCTCGTCTGCTGTCTTGCCTGGTGGAACTACAAAGTCAGGAAGTCGAACCTCATCATTAGGGTAGAACTTCTCTATCATTTCATGAGCGATTTTGTGAGTCACAACAATGCTCTGCTTTACAAGCTCGTCGTCATACTCAACGCCTGCTTCTGCTGAATACTTCTTATAACTTTCCCACATCTGGTCGCCGTTCTTTGGGTAAAGTTCATAACCGACCTCCTCAACGTCAATAGGAAGTTCGGTATCCATTTCTTTACCCTTGCCGAGCCAGCCTAGCTTCTTGTAGAGAATCCTGTCTTTCCAAGCATCGGCTGTGGGATAGTGGCTGTCCGCAGTAGAAACAAGTGTTAGGTCAAACTCCTTCGCAACCTGAATAACATATTGGTTTAGCTCGTGCTGCTCTGGAATGTTGTTCCACTGAAGCTCTGCTAAAAACCTGTCTTTGCCGAGAATAGAAGTCATTCTTCTAGCCGTCTCTCGCATGGCATCTAGAACTGCTTCTGGACCCTCTTCCTTGTTTCTCCACATGTCTCCAGCAAAAACACCGCCGAGACAAGCAGTTGAGACAATAATGCCTTCAGAGTGCTTTTCTAGCATCTCATAGTCAATTCTTGGAAAGCGGTAGAAGTTGTCGCCTTGGAAAGAACTAGAGATAAGTTGAAAGATGTTTTCTAGACCCTTCTGGTTTTGGGCGAGAATAACAAGGTGATGTCGCCTATTGACGATAGACTTGTAGGTTCTTACTTCTGTCTCGACAACAGCACCTGAAGTGTTCGTGTCCTTTAGGGCAGCAGCATTCTTCTTATTCTGCTTTGCCACTTCCATATCTTCTTTCCATTGCCTGATGGAAGGGTGAAAGTAAGCCTCAACACCATAGATGGGCTTGAAGTCTTTACCTGCTTTTTGCATCTTCTTTGCGTGGAGGACCATCTCAGCGAGAGAGTTCATGTTCCCATGCTCCGATATTGCAAATGAGTCTAGCCCATTAGAATAAGCAGCATCCATGTGCTCGTTTATATAACCAAGTGCATCGAAGGGCGAACCTCCAACAGAGTGAGCGTGCAGTCCGACAAACGGAATAGTTGAGCTTAATCGTTCAGTCATTTACTCTCCTTCCATAATAGCACTGCAAGCAGCAGTCATTTCTTCTGCAAGCATCTTGATGTTTTGCTTTTCTTCCTCGAACTGCTCCATAATAAGAGTCTTTGTAACTCCCATAAAAGACTCCAAAAACATCACCTGAAGAACATCCAGTTGATAGTAGTTTGTTGGTAAGCCAAGACTATCCTTGATGTGATAAGGAATCTCATCATAGACCTGCTGATATCCTACTGCTGAAACATTTTTCGCCATTCTCTCTTCCTCCTCTTGAATCTCGTTATTGCTTCTGGTTTTTCTAGATTAATATTACTTCCCATAAGTTCCCGATATCCTTGGAACTTATCTATCTCGTAGTGTTCCGAAACCTCTACCTCGTGGAAGTTGTCTCCATCATAGACGGTATCAAACACTTTGTCAAGAGAAAAAAACCTTCCTGTGAAAGATTCTGATACGGGTCGCTTTCTTCTCTTGCCCTCTTCGTCTGTAAACTGATATCCCACTTCCATGCTCTTGAAGTTCTTTATTCTCTCCTCAACCTGTTCCCTTGTTAGTGAGAACCCCAGTTGAGTTCCATTTATAACAGAGTTTCCCTGGTGAGTCAAGACAATATTTTTATTTTGTATAAAGTTTCTTCTTTCGCCCTCACGAAAAACTCTCAAAGGCTCAGGGTCATAAACTCCGTGAGGAAAGGCAACCCAGAACTTATCTGTCTGCATCCTATGTGATATCTTTCTTGCAAACATATTTGCCACGCTTGCACCATATAAGACACTCCAGCCAAGACAATCTCTTCGCTCCCTGTCTTTTGCGTGAATGGGTAGGTAGTAGATGGGTATTCTTCTATGCTCGAACGACTCTTTTTGCCGATTCTTTTTATTCATCTGAAGAGGGTCCAATAGCCAGCTTCCAACTATTTCTTTCACAAGAGGCTGGAACTCCATATCTGAAACTATCCAAACAACATCGCAACCAACAACGGCACACTCATATACTGCTCTTTCGATAGCATAGTAGTCTTTGTTTAGAGGCATAAGACAATCGTGCCATGGAAAAACGTAGTCTGCCCTTCTCTGACCTGCTACTGGGACTATTCCTGCTATATGTCTTTCTTTAGACACCCATATACTCCATTATTTTCGCTAGATAAGCATTATCGCTACTATAACTCATCTCTTGCCTCTCGTCAAGGAAAATAATGTCTTTTATTGGCTCATAAATGTTCTTTCCAAGCTCCATTACCTCTCTTTTGCCTGATTCAAGGATTATTTTCTTGTTGTACCTCGATGTAAGCTCTTCTTCTGCCCTAAACCTTGTAAAAAGCTCGGAGTTTTCATCTTTTTTCAGTTCTTCTTTCGACATTACTGACTTTACGATGAGGTTTTTGTAGTTTGGGTTGTCCGAGTCTTCTTTTGAGTAGAAAATAAACTGTCTTATAATACCTTCTGGGAAGTTTATTATATTATCTTTTATTTCTGAGCCTTTTCTTATGTATATCCAGTCATAGACCTCAACTAAGTCAGTTGTTCTACCAATTGGTTGTGGTAGGTTGGATAATCCTTTATCATCGAACAGAAATAACTTATCATAAGAAACCTC